AGGCCCTATACCTTCTCGTTCTTTTGATCCAATTCTTACTATAACATTATCAGCAAAATCTGCAAGATATTTTGCCATATTATAATGTCCAAGATGAGGTGGTTTAAACCCACCTGGTAAAAGGGCTACTTTCATGTAAACTGCAGTTTGTTATACATATAACTCACTGGTATAAGATTTTCTTTTCTACTAATCCCTGGAAGGTTAGTGGTTTTGCGTTTTGTAATATGCGAGTCATTTCTTCAAACCCTAAATCACTTGGATCTTTACCCCCAAGCTCTAATAAAAATATTTCTTTACCATATGCCATAAGTTCCTTAGCATACTTAAGCGAATCATTTATAGCATCTTGATCAAGTGCAAGGTATATTTGTTTTACTCGTCCTCTAACAAGTTCCTTATAGAGTGATTTACTAATTCGTTTTCCAAACAAGGGCACGGCATTTCGCTTGATTGCGATTGCATCAAAGGCACCTTCACAAATGATAATAGGAATATTAAAGTTACAAAGCATGTCAAAGCCAATAATATCTTTTGATGTTGGCGGAAGCTTGTGCTTGTGGTAAGCTTGTGGATCAAACGAGCGACCCACCCAGTAGTTGAGGGTTCCGTGTCTATCATAACTTGGTATTATTATAAAATTAGCTAATTTACCTTCTTCAATATATCCTATGTTATATTTTACTATATCTTGTGCTGTAATTCCACGAGATTTTAGGTAATGATATGCTTTATCTCTAATTAAGCCTTTACCTTTAAGTAATGTAGTAAATCCTTCAGGTAATTGAAGTTGGTCTTTAGGTTTTTCTACGTGTGCTGTTTTAAAATTATACTGAGCATCAATTTCTTTTAATTCTTGAAATGCTGTATATGGGGCCTTAATAAATTTAAGGAGTTGTATTGCTCTAGCACCTTTAAAACCACAAACCCAACATTGGTATTTTTGAGTTAGTTTATTTAGTGTAAGTTTTTTCTTATGGTGATTACAATTAGGACAACTAAATACGGCCTCGTCTCCTCCTCGTGCGCTTTTGCTTTTTCCTAATAGACTTTCTAGTAAATAAATAAGGCGGTCCTCCTTCATGCCTTAAATATATGAAAGAAAGGTCAAAAGCCAAAATCTTTTTTGAAATATCTTCCTTCAATATTATCGTTTAAGTAATCTTCGGTTTCTAATACACCCATACTAAATAATGCTTTATTTTCCAAATAAGTTAATTCTTTTTTAGAATATGCTAATTGCAAAATTATACGCTCAAAATCAGCTTGATTACCATTTTTAATCTCATCTTTAATAAATTGATGAGAACCATAATAGGTTTTCCAATCGCTTTCTTTTTGAACTTGCTTATAAACTGGTGGTCTACCTTTACCTTCCCATAAGGCGGCTTCGCGTTTACCAATTTTTTTCTTTTGGTTGTATATTAATGACTTTTTGCCAATATACTTTTTTCCAGTAGGGATATGGGTTGTTTGGTAAACGTATCCATATGTGCCTTCTGGGAATTGTTCATAACTTTCTGGTATTATCATGTGTCAAATCTTATAACGAATGTAGTATCTGTTTCACTACTTACTTTTATAGGTTGTCCTAATTTCCCTACTACTAATAAATTACCATTATTATCATACAATCCAATAGTAGTTACATAGGGTTTAAAGTTTGATCCTGTAACAAAAGAGGATACATTTTCTCCTTCCTCCGTATTATTTTCTCTAGCTGTTACATTTCGGGTGAATTCAAATTCATTTTCTTTTACTGTACATTGGTATTCGTTTTCAGTAATTGGGTGCGTATTTTTATACTTAAATGTAATAATATCACTAGGTAAACTAAATTCTTGGATATTGCTATCATTTGATCCTTTAAGGTCTACTATATATGCTTTATTTCCTTCATTATTAAAAGTTATTCCGTGGGGAAGAGTAGCATTTATAGGAGGATTACTTAAACTTTGGCTATTTATAAAGGCCGCAGTATTAATTTTAAAAGCATTTTTTAATTTATAATAATCTATTGTTCCCCTAAGATTACCATCTCTTCCAACAGTAAACATTTTATACCCATCTTCACTAAAGGCAACATCAAAAGGCCCAACCCGGACATGACCCGATACAGAGGTAATATTGGAAGTATCTCTTGATGAAGATATATCGTTTTCAATTTTAAGGTCTTTAATACTAAAAGGAGTTGATGTTTTAAATTGTTTAATCATCCCATTACCAGAATCAGCAATATAAAATTTAGAACCATCATTATTAAACTGAATACCTTGGGGAGAAAAGTCAAACCCCACTGAGGGATCAAGGAGTGTTCTACTACCTAAATCGTAAGAACTTGATAGATTAAATTCTCTAACCTCTTTATTAGTAATAAAGCCCATATATGCCTTGCTTCCATCATCATTAAAAATTAAACTAGTAGGGTTAGTAGTAATACCATTACCTGAATGATTTTTTACGTGCGATGCAGATGTTAAGTCAAAAGGAGTACTTAAATTATATTCCCCTACTACATCATTATCATTATCTGTTATATATAATTTAGTACCATCTTTATTAAACTGTAAACCTGTAGGGTCGTTTCCTACATCGGACCCTACAACTAAACTAGAATTAAATTTAACTGATTTTATATCATAATTTCTAAGCAAATCCTCATATCTAGGGTGTGTAATTACTGCAAAGCCATTATCATAAAATAAATTACCTACGTTAGGAGTACCTACTATAGATTCAGAAACATTAGATAATTCAGTAGAACTAAGTGCCTTATTCCATATCATGAATTGGCTAATTTCACCAGCACCTTTACCAGGGTTATTAGTTAATAGGGGGTTATTTCCCCCATCATAATTAGATTTGTTATAAAAATATATATCCGCTTTATTAGAAAGATTTCTACCTAATTGTCCTGAACTTAGGGTGTTAGAAACGGTTTTATAAGTAAGGGTCGGAGATGCTGTATTTTTAACATTTTCAACCTTAATTGTAACGTCTTTATCTTCACTATCTACTGTTATTGATACAAATCTTGGGTGATTAATTTCATTAGAATCGCTACTAAAAAACTGTGTAGAAATAGTTTGTTTCCTATCACCATCACTTCTTTCAAAGAATAAAGAAGCTGTATTAGCAGATGGGTGGTTGCCCCTATAAAATACTCTATAAGGAATTTTTGGACCAGCAGGGGCTATGGTTTTTTGGTTGGAACCTTCTTTACTTAAAGAAGTACCTGGTACTGATGGAGGGACTGTTTTAGTTCCTTCTTTACTAAATAAATAATAATCTTGACTTGAAGTAGCGTTTGATATATCTTTTGCAGAAGGATTATAGTAAAAAGAAATAGTAAAACTTTCATCCTTATTAAAATTCAAATAAGGTTGGTGGGGTATTTTAATACTAGCAGTATCTGTAAATGGCCTAAAACCAGTAAAATTGCTAAGATGTGATGTATTATTACCACCAATGTTAACCCCCACTACATCCCCACTTCCTGTAGTGAATTCTATATTTCGATATATTACTGTGTTTTGAAGGTAAGAATCATCTATAACTGTATTGTCGTATCCAAGGGGGAATTTAGGATTAACATATTCATTTCCCGTTTCTGGGTCAATGTTTAGGTTTTTCCTTCTGTAGGAATTAACAGGACTTAAGTAAAATACTCTATTATCCTCATTGGGGAAATTTTCATTACCTATTGAAACATCGTATAAATTACCAAAACTATCATCCCTTATATTAAATTGTTCACCTGAAGAAGAATAAGAGCAACTAACAAAAAAAGATCCCGGTTGTACTCCTGTACCAAAAGTTTTTTGAGGTAAGCTAATTACAGTACTTTTTTCATATAGTCTTCGTTCTTGAGTAGTATATGTAGCACTATCTAATTCTAACCTATTAGCCCTATCTTGTATATAATTTCTATAATAAAGTTTATCAATTTGATAAAATTTACTATTTCCATTTGTAAAGTAAGATTTATTGTAAGGAGACCAATAAACAAAGTCAACCGTAGCACCTATTGAAGATAAAGTAGTACTAGAATACTGCTTATGAGCTTCAAAAGAGGTTATTTTTACATCTTGTGCATTTAGTTTTTTAAATACGCCGGGCATTAATAATCAAGTTTAACTTTAATAAGGGCTTCTTTTGTAAAGTCTTTTGGTAACGGTTGGCTTAATTTAGCAACTGCTAATAAATCTTGATTGTCATTATATAAACCTACAGTTGTAATATATACTTGAGGGTTATCTATCATAGAATT